GTTTGACAGCATGGTGGGGCCCCTTCGCGTCAATTGGGTCACGGGGGCCCCACCGGACGACTGGGAGTGGCTGCTGCTGCCCTGAACACATTGGGAGATGGTCCACATGAAAGACGGCGAGATGGTCGGTGGACCGCTTGACGGATCAAGCGTTGAGCCTGTTGAGGCAGTCATGGAAGGCAGGATCACGGAAGTTCGGTGTCCGACGGCGGACCCGTTTTATGACCATGTCTGGATCTGCACCGGACGGTATTTTGGCTACGCGGGCGTCGTGAAGTCTGACGAAAGGCCCTGTGAGGAAGCCAGAAGGTGCGCGACCAGAATGACCGTCATGTCCCACTGACCAAGTACCGTGGAATCACGGTGGCCGAGGACGCGGGGATCGCGCCCGGTCATGTCGTGATTGTCTGCATGCCCGTGACCGGGCTGGTGTCCTGCATTGTGGTGGGGGCCAACTGTTCAGGAATACTGATGAGTTCAATGGACGAGGGCAGGATGCCCGACGGGTGGAAGATCATCAACGCCGTGCGGGACGTTTCCCGCGTGTTTGACCTTGTCTTGGAGAACGACCATGGGCATGCTGCTGGCTGACGGGTTTGAGGACGCCTTCATCGGGGTGGCGGTGCGGAACGGGGCCGAGTGCGCGGTGTACGACCGCGACAAGTGCATCAAGATCCTGATTGAGCGGGACGGGATGACCGAGGACGAGGCCCTCGACTACTTTGAGTACAACGTCATCGGGTCCCTGTCCGACGAGGTGGACGGCGTCATGCCGGCGTTCTTCCGGTCCACGACCCTGGAGGAGGCCAAGGCACAGGCCGCCGAGGAGTTGGAAGAGGACCTGTCGCACGACGATGACAGTGACATGAACTGATTCCAACATGTCCGTGGGTCAGCCCATTGGACTCCATGGGAAGCGACCGATCCTGTGAGCGCGTCTTTGTACGAAGAAATGAACGGGAGCGGACAATGTTGAAACTCAAGGGCTCGATGACCGTCACCTCGTGCCCCAACTGCGGCGGGCGGGGCAAGGTGGCGGTGCGGGACCAGATCGGGCGGACCGGCAAACTGGTTCCCGGGGCCGGATACGCCCCGTGTCCGGTCTGCAACGGCAAGAAGACCGTCACGTACGCGGGCAAGAACGCCGTACAATGACGGGCCGGCCGGCAAGGAGCCAAGGATGGCGCTGACGTTCTTTTCGGCAAACTACGGACAAGGTGCGGAACTGGAACTGGCCGGCAAGTGCCATGTGTTGAACATTGGCGACAGCCAGAGCACGGCGGTGCTCGATTACCTCTGGTATGACGCCTGGCCCCGCGCGTGCCCGGTCCGGTATCACTACCTTGTCGGAGACGGGGCCAACGCCGGCCAGACCATCAGCAACAACTTCGGCTTTCTTGTCGGCAACGGCCAGAATGTCGATGCCGGCGTTCCCCGGGCCGATGTCGGGTACGTCTACAACGGCGCAATCACATCTAACTCGGCGGCCAATCCGACCGTCGTCACGACTACGTCGAATCACGGCCTTGTCTCCGGCGACGTCGTAACCATCGCTAGCCAGACCGGCACCGTCAGCATCAACGGGACCCACACCGTCACCGTCACCGCCGCCAACACGTTCACGATCCCCGTCGATTGCACCGCCGGCGGCGGCACGGGCGGCACGTTTTCGTTCAACGTCAGCAGTTACAGCATCGGTCCGGTTCGCATCACCCGGTTTGTGTCGGATATCGCCGCCGACACGGTCAATTCTGCCAACGGCCTTATCCTCCCCAGGCAGAACTCCCCGGCGTCCCACACCAACGGCAGCCGACAGGCGGCCTGGCCCACCTTTACGTCAAACAGCAGCCAGCCGTGGTTCCACGGAAGCCATGTCAAGGCCAAGATCGTGGTGTGGAAGGACGCGGCCACCCTTGACAGGTTCGCCATTTACGTCTTGAGGCAAGGAACCAGCAGCAACAACAACAACGAGGGCACCAGGGTCCAGGTCGATGTTTCGGCCGCAGCCACTGGACCCGTAGCCAGCGATTGGACCGACGTTCTTGCCGACGCCGGCAACTACGACGTCTCGGTCAACGGCATAAACAACGATCACGAATGCGCCCTTCGCCTGTATTCGTCGTCCGCCGTCTATGACGAAACCGGCAAGACGCTGATTCCGTTGGGGGCGATCTTCGCCCGCTGCAACGCCAGCGGAGTCATTCCGTGGAATGCGGACAACAGCGGCGCGGGGTTTGACGCCATCGGCAGATCCGGCGCCTACGTCAGCGATTGGCTGAACTACTGCACGCAAGCCCACTGGCAGGCCTACTTCACGGCAACGGTGCTCGTTCCCAATCAGGTGACCAAGATTCGCATTATGCTCGGTCACAACTGCAATCCGGGAACCATCGATGTCGGCGACGGCGACGGAGCCCAGGCCGAGCAGGCCGCCGGCCTCACGACCGTGTACTGGAAGAAGCGGTACAAGGCGTTTATTGATCGCCTGAAGGCGGCCTACGCGGCCGCTTTCCCGTCCGGAAAGTTGCACCTTGAGTTGATCGTTCCGTGGGTGTCAAGGCAAAGTTCGGCCACCAGCACTCCGACTACGGCCGCCGACATCAACAGGGTTGTCAAGGAAGTCGCCGCCGAAACTGGTGCGTCGTGGTTCTCGTTCTACGACTACTGGAACGGCGTGGCCCCGTTCTACAACCTGCATGCCTGGACGCCGGCCAACGGCCAGATGCTTGCGACGGCCCTTCGGGATGCCATGGACCGGGCGACCAACTACAAGTATTCCGACCAAGGTCCGTTGCCGGCTAGTCGTCAGTTTCGCGACGCCCGGGTGTGATCGGCCCCTTGTACCACGACGGGTCCAGGTAGCCGGCGACGGCCCTGGATCCGCCGTCGTCGGGGTCCCGGTACACCGCCACCGTCCATGTTGCGGGCTTCTGGTCGTACTTCCACGGCTCCAGGGTGACCCTGAAGCAGGCCGATGGCCATGGGGTTTCCCCGTCCGGGCCGATGATGTCGTACTGGCCCAGCGGCGTGATGCACTTTGCGCCGTACCGGCGGACGCACTCCTCGATCAGCGGGTGGTCGACCTTGAGTTTGATGATCCTGACGGCCTCTTCCATTCGCAGCGCCCGAATGAATGAAAGGGACTGGACCGCCCCCGCCAAGATGATTTCGTCGTCAGATTCCGGCTCGGCGTCCGGCTGAAACCATGGCATACGATTAGGATACACACTTGGAGGCGTCATCATGCCCATTGGACAAGCACTCAAAGTCTTCCCCACGGCGCTCGGTACGGTCCAGACCCCGCTCGTGGTCCTGAATCGGGTTCCGATTACGTTCTCCGGTGGTTCGCTGACCGCCTTGACGTCCCCGTGCCTCTTGGCCGGCAAGCCCACGACTTCCGCGAGCATGTCAACCGGCCTTCGCCTGGTCGCCGGGCCGATGAGCCTGGCCAACCGCCGCCAGTTGTACTTTGCCCATCAGCACCCCACTGCGGCCGCGACCACGACGTCCACCGGCCGCGTGTTCGGCGTGTCCCGCGTTCACTGCCGCGATTCCAACGTCGGAAGCGGCGTCGACATGATCGGCAGCAACCGCGACTTCCTGGACGAAGAGTGGTTCATGACCTGCCTGTTCGACTTCAGCCTGATCGCCGGCGCGAACGCCATTCCCGCCGGACTCCGCTGCATTCAGCCCACCCCGGGGTACAGCGCGACGCTTGTTGACACCATCAACGTGACCAGCGACTACACCCGCAACAACGGAACCGTCGTGTACAGCGAAGGTGCCGGCAACTGGTCGTGCGTCGATTTTGACGCCGCAGGCGCCGAGTATCTGGTCGTCGAATGTCTCCCGGCCGCCAACGTCGGCGTCTGGGTGGCCATGAAGGATCTGTAATGGGGCGACCCCGCGTAGAAGATGATGAAGAGATGGACGATTTCCCGGCTCCCGTGGCCAAGGAACTCCAGCGTGCCTTGCCCGAGGAGGAGGGCAAACTCACCCTCGACTACATCCTCTACAGCCAAGAAGCGGTCGTTTCGTTCAAGAAGTACAAGGGGCTTGTCGGCGCCGCCGCCAATGTCCTTGGTCGCGCGATGAGCGAGGTGGACAAGTACGGCATGCCCACCAGAAAGGCCGTCAGCGTCGCCAACCGCATCATGGACAGGGCTTACGGCCTTCCGGCGGCAACCGTCAAGTACGATGGCGACGTCGCCGACGTCAACTCGATGCTTGAACGGGTCAGCCGAAGCGTCATCCCGGCCACCTTGGTCGAGAACGACTTTGCCAAAATGTTGAGCCTGGAGCCAAGCACCAATGCTAATGGAACAGACGCCGGAAGCGAACAAGGTTCTTCCTGAGCCGTTTCCTTCGCTCCCGCTTTCGTATCCGGACAACGTCTGGGTGTGCCCGATCACGGGCGTCAGGGTCGAGAAGTCGTTCCAGCGGAATGTCTTGCAGCGGCAGCACATCCTGCAAACGCTGGTCAAGCCGCAGTTGCGGGACCTGTTCGTCCATCAGTGCTCGCGGTCGTTCTTGTTGTGGCTCAACCTGTGCGGATGGACCTTTCGCCAGCACGAAATCCTGCCGGACGGCACCAGGCGTCCCGTCAAAGAGGCCCATGTTCCGTTCATCACATGGCCGGTGCAAGATGACGCGGCAACCCAACTGATTCACTGCATTCGTGAAGGCAAGGACGCCTTGTTGGACAAGAGCCGCGACATGGGCGCCTCTTGGCTGTGCATCTCGATCCTGACATGGATGCTGATGTTTGACCGGGACTTCACCGCAAAGGTCCTCTCCCGCAAGGAAGAGGAGGTGGACACCACGGAGATCATGCACGGCGTGCGGGGCAAGCCGGACACGCTGTTCTGGAAGATCCGATACCTCATCAGCCGTCAGCCGCCATGGATGCGACCTCGCCTCACCGAGGGGTACATGCGGGTCATGCATCCGTCGATGGGGTCGTCAATTGTCGGCGAATCGACCAATAAGCACGCCGCTCGCGGCGGCCGCATGAAGGTCGTGCTGCTGGACGAGTGTTCGGTCTACGCCGACCTGGCCGCCATCGATGCCTCGACGGAGTCGGCCGCGTCGTGCCGCATCTTCAATGCCACGCCCGTGGGCCCCGGGTACTACTCGGATCTGCGGTACGGCGGCAAGATTCGCGTCATCGTGCTCGGTTTCTGGAATCACCCCGAGAAGGGCATCGATCGCAAGGTGGTCATGGAGGACGGCAAAGTCCGATGGACGTCGCCGGCACGAGAACTGGCCAAGAAGGGGACAAGCCCCAAGGTCATTGCCCAAAACTGGGACATCGACCACGAACGGTCCGGCGACGCATTCTTCGATCTTCCCATTCTGCTGCGGCATCGACAGGTTCATGCCGAGCCGGCCGAGTTCAAGCAGGGGCATCTGCACACCAAGCACACCAACGAGGATCTTGACGAGGCGCTTCGCACGTTCAGGCAGACCCGCAAGATGGATTGGCACATGATCCCGTCCAACGACGGGCCGCTCCGCATCTGGTCGACCCTGCAACTGGACAGGGAACGCAAGTGGATGCCCAATCCCCACACCGCGTACGCCATGGGCATCGACATCGCGCAAGGCGTCGGCTCATCAAACTCAAGCATCTGCATCATCGATCAGGCGACCGGCTATCAGGTTGCCGAATACACCTCGTCCATGATCGACCCCGGCCAGTTGGCACGAATCGCGGTCATGTTGGGCTACTGGTTCCGTGGCCGCAACGAGTGCGCGTTCATGGCGTGGGAAGCCAATGGATGGGGCCAGACTTTCCAGAAGGTTGTGCTGAGTCTCGGCTACCCATGGCTGTACCGCCATCTCGACCACCGAACCAGGTTGCCTATCGAGAAGGAAATCATGGGCTGGTGGAACAACCGGAACAACAACTGGTCGCTCCTGGACAGCCTTCGCGACGCCTTTGCGAACAACCAAATCCGTATTTTCAGCAAGGAAGCGCTGATGGAAGGCGAGCGGTACGTGTTCTCCAACAGCGGCACCATTGAGCCGGCACAACTTGAGCAGGAAGGCAACAAGGCCCGCCTGACGCACGGCGATCGCTGGCGAGCCGTCGCCATCGCGTGGGAGGCCGCCAAGGTCCTGCCGATGTCGGAACCGCCGCAAACCCTCAGAATTCAAGGCACGGTTGCGGAACAACTTCGTCGTGAGCAGGAGGAGTTGGAGCAGACGGTTCGTGACTCGGAGGACTATGGGGCTGGGTTTTCGGAGCGGTTTGCTCGCAATCAGGCTTCTCCCTGGCAGCATCCTGATGTCGCTTTATGACCTGGATGAAGAAGTCGATCATCGCCAGCGACTCCTTCATGACCTCCGGGTCGGCGATCCACGTTTCGCCGAGCACGATCATCTTGCCGATCGGAAAATCGACTTGGTCACGCACTCTTTGACGGGGTTGCTTTTTTGGCTTTTTCATTGGGCTGATTCACCAACACGTACTTGCATGAGTACAGGCCGTTCCTTCTCGGGCCACGCTGCAATGCCTCGTACACCGTCGCGTGCGACGTTCCAAACGCACTGGCAATCTCCGGATACGAGAATCCGGCGTTTCTCATGATGACGTAGATTTTGTATCGTTGCCCAAGCAGGTCTTCCCGTCTTAGCAGCGACCGCCTTCGTTGACGGACTTCGTCAAGATCGGCGCCGACCGCGCCGCAGGCCAGCACGAACGCCAGGTAGATGTGCGGGTCCGGTTTGGGCCTTATCTGCTCTTGGTGGCGCTTCTGGATTGCCGCCAGTTCGTTCGACCTCGCGTCTGGGTCGTACGGGCATCTGGATGGCTCAGGAGGCCTTGGATCGCGACTACCCCTCCGTAGGTCACCCCTCATCGTCGGACTCCTCTGGGGCCGCCATATCCAGTTCTGTGCGAAGCCGGGTCAGAAGCACGGCCGGCTTGCTCCGGACATTTGGGTCCTTGGCCACGGCGTTCATGGCCGACCTGACCATGGCCAGCGTCAAGGCCGGGTGCAGCGCCACGCTTTGTGCTGCGCCTGACTCAATCCCAATTCGAATCAGCGCCTGCCTGACTGAACTTCGTTCGGCGCCAGTAGGAGCAGCAGTATTTTTCTTGATTTGATCTTCAGGCGCAGCATCTCCTCTTCTCTTCTCTTCTCTTCTCTTCTCTGGTCCGGTTTTTGTCCGTTCGTCATCCGGACATTTGTCCGTTTCCGATCCGGACACGTTTTGCCGCGTCGAGCGGGTCTTTCGCTTGAGTTCAGTGTCGAGCGCTCGCTTCTTGGCGGATAAACCGTTGTGGCGAAGGAAGTTGGGGATCTCCCAACTGGTCTCGTCGATTCGGACGAGCCAGCCGACGGCGACCATGGCGTCGAAGAATCCGGGCAGGTCGGTCAAGTCATCGACGAACGCCGGGGTGATTCCGACGATGATTCCGTCCTGGGTTTCGGAGTCGGCCCACTCCCAAAACTCCATGCACGCGACGGCAATCCGTCGTCTGTCCGTTTGCAATCCGGACATTTGTCCGCTTGCCATGCGGACAACCTCGGCCCTTCTGGTGAGGCCTTTGACCCACTTGATCCAATCAGATGCCATGGGGGTGTCCCAAAGACACAAGGCCCCCCGACCGTGGCTTTCCCTCTGCGCATGCACAAGCGCAATGGCACGGTGGGGGGGCTTTGTGTGTTTGGTTGTGCATTGTCTGGCGGGAAAGCGTCGACACTATACCGGGCCTTTGAACGGTGCGTCAACCCCTATTATCAGAACATGGACGCTTTTGCAAAAACCCCGAATGACCTTTGGAACGAGATCCGACGCGGCGTTCAGGCGCTGGACCCGTGGCTGAAGTTCTATCAGGTGATGCGAGAGGAGTTTGCGGGCTCGGCGTGGCCCGGAGTGAGGGGCACGCGTCCGGTCAATCTCGCGTACGAGATGGTCACGACCATCACGGCATACACCAGCGTACCCAAACTGCGATCGAACGTGACGGCGCTCAATCCGGCGGTTTCCAATCTCACCAAACTGCTGGAACACGCCCAGAACCAGCAGTTTGAGGAAATGGATCTTGCCGGCATCATTGAAGAGGCTGCCGAGGAGTGCATGTTTGCGCCAATCGCGATTGTCGATGTTGGCCGGCAAGAGGGGTCACGCACGGCTGAGCGAGATGGCCGCAAGGCGAATGTGGCGGAGTGCTACGCACGCGTTGTGCCGCTGGCCGACCTGACGGTGGATCCCGAGGCGATTTCGTGGAGGGTCAAGCGTTTTTGCGGTCATCGCATCACGATCACGAGAGACCGCCTGCGAGAGATGGTCCCGTACGGGGTCGATGACCCTGAGGCCGCGTTCCAGAAGTATGGCGTCGAGGTCATGACGCGAGAAGAGGCGACTACGTGGCTCCTGAAGGCAACGGATCGTCGAACGACGCAATCGGAAACGGGCATCCGCCGCCGGCAGATGAAAGACCAGGACTTGCAAGGCGTTCGCGACAAGGACCAGAAGGAAACCGACGAGATCGACCTTTGGCGGGTGGCGATCTACGACGGCGACAACACGCACATCGTGTACACGATCGACGGGCCTTCGCAGCCCAGCAAGTTTCTTCACATCGAAACGTGGCAGGAAGAGAACGTCCGCAATGACGGCACCGGCAACCCGATTGTTGTCGGAGGCGGTTCGCCCGACGGTCCGTTCAAGTACCTGTCTTTCCAGCCCGTTCGATACTCGCTGCTCGGGCTTCCGGCGCTGGCGACAATCTATGACTTGCATGAGGCAAGCGTGAAGTTGTCGAGCAAGTTCGTCAATCAGTTGTTGGCGCTCAAGAATCTGCTGCTTTACAGCCGCGACGCCGCGTCCGACGCCGCCCGCGTTGCGAGGGCCAAGGACCTGGATTCCCTGGCGGTCACGGACGCCAGCAAGTTCACGGTTGCCCAGATTGGCGGTACTCGACAGGAACTTTCTCCCGGCATCAACGTGCTGGGCGAATGGTTTGGCAACATGGGCGGCGGCATCCGCCAGATCGGTGGCACAAGCGAATCGGCCACGACGGCCACGGCGGCGTCGTATCTCCAGAATGGTGCGACCATGCGGCTCAACCGCTTCCGAGCCAGGGTGCAAAAACTGACGCACACGATTGCAAAGGAACTCGCGTTCCTGGGCCTGTTCGCAGATCCCGAGTCGTACCGCGTCATGCAAATGCAACTGTTGCCCGGCGTGAGCATCCCGATCGAGTTCAATCGTGCGAACATCATGGCCGACGCCATGGACTTCAACTTTGAGTTGGAACCGTTCTCGGCGCCGGTGTTCGATCCGATGCAGATGTCCCAGCGCGTCACGCAGTTCCTCGGCCTGGTAACCCAATCGGCCGCACTGCTGCAAATGGGCATCATCAATCCGCAGGGCCTGGCCCGCGTCGGAAGGCAGTATTACGGAATCGACGAGGTCGATAGCCTGTTCAATCTCGACCAGATGACGCCGCAGTACATCGCGACGGTTGCTGCGGCTGGTGCCATGCATCAGATGCCGGCACAGATACAGCAGGCCGTAAAGCAGCAGTCGCAGGGCGGCGAGGCTTCGCCAAAGACGGACCAGCCGCCTTCGCAGCGTGGCCTCCAGTCCATGGGCGGACCGCGTCAGGCAAACACTCAGGGAGAATAAATGCCTCTGTACGACGTCAAGTGTCTTTCGTGCTCGGCGGTGTCGGAAGTGTTCGCCAAGATGTCGGACACCAAGTTTTTGTGTCCAAAGTGCAACAAGCCGGCCGAAAAGCAAGTGTGCGGGGTGGTTACCGAGCGGAGATTCGCAGGGAGCGAGATGGTTTCCGCACGGTTTAGGTTCATCCCGCAGGAAGTTGCTGAAAAGCGAAAACTGATGGGCGAATCAGGCAACTGCATCCAAGACAGTGGCGAAGTGCGGTTTTCCACACGAAGCGAAGAGCGTAAGTTCCGGGCCAATTTCTTTGACAAGGTGTACGCAACTACGCAAGACACCAGGCCGGCTTGACTTCCAAAGAGTGCCTATTGTTTTTGCAGGCCGGCCGCCTACGGAGTTGCAGCATGGCGATGAACGAAGCGAACGAAGATGCGGAAGGCGTTGTCTCTGACGATTATGAGGCGGCGCTTGCCACGTTTGGAAGTCTTTCGGACGCTACGCCATCGCCGTCGGCCGCTGCCCCGCTCGCAAACGAGGTTCCGTCCGAGGAGCCTCTTGATATTCCGAACGAGAAGGACATTGAAGTCCTCCGCGAGGAGTTGGGTTCCACTTCCGCCAAAGTTCTCGACCGCCTGGTGAAGGCCTTGTCGAAGGTTGCGGAGCAGACTTCTGGTTCCAAGGGGATCATGCAGCAGATCCAGGAACTTCAGCCCGTCATGCCGCACATTCGACGGGTTGGCCAAAACGCCGCCCAGGAGTACGAGCGCGACATGCACAATGCGTTTGATCGCATTGCCGAGATGGGCGGCGCTTCGATCGTCGGCGCCAACAAGACTGAGCGGGTTGCCAACTTTGAGCGACTTCGGCCCGGCATGAGCAAGATCATCACGGCGGCCGAAAAGGTGTGGGCCGCCACCGACGGCAGCAGGTCGGTTTGGGAAATTGCGGCCGACATCTGGGAACGAAACAACCCGACTCTTGCCGGTCGCGCCCGTCAGTCACAGGCTGTGGAACGGGACACGACCCAGGCGCGTCGGATGTTCGGCGAAAGTGCTAACCGTGCCGCAGTTCGGGCTCAGCCCACGCAGCGGCACACGGCGGGTCCGCGTAACACTCGCCTGGGGAATGATGGGCGTCGCAGCGCAATGGATGTCATTGACGCGTTTGTAAGGGCGCGTGGTGTGTAACTCATGGGGGCCGGGAGCCCTCGCTAACAAGATCACGGAGGATCGACCATGGCTGGTGTGAATGTCAATTTTGCTCGTTCTACGCAGGCTGACCCTGGATTGGCCGATCTGGCCTTCGCGGTCATCGAGGACTTTGAGCGGGACTCTGTTGCTCAGACGCAGCAGTTGCAGGCCCACCCGGGCTGCCGCCGCTTCCTCCTGACGGCGATGTCCGGATCGGGCGGCCCGATCCGCACCGACATCCGTCTGCGAGACACGGATTCGGCGAAGTGGATTGCCCCGTTCGAAATCACCAACAACAACCGCCGCGACCTGATGGGCCGGCTTGTGAGCGAGTACCGCCACAACGCTGAGCACTTCCTGCTCGACGAGAAGGAAGAGGCGTTTACCTCGGGCGACAAGACCCGCATCTACGACCATCTTCAGCAGCAGTACAACGGCGTGATGACCAAGTTGTGGGATCTGAACGAGGCTGGCGTCTGGGGCGCCCCGATCAATTCAGCCGACAATCTGACGGTGTCCGGCATTTCGTGGCTTATGCCCGGCCTTGACACCAACGAGGAATCGGACGGGTCGTTCAACGGCATCTACAGCCGCTACTCGACCGGCATCAAGGGCACCGGCACCGTGCAGGGTGTCGACCTGACCAACACCGACAACCTTCGCGTTCGTCGTTGGGCCTCGACCTACGACGGCGAGGTGCATGAGGGCCTGTTCACCCTCATCCGCAAGGCTCGCCTGTACACCAACTTCATGTTCATTCCTGGCCTCAAGCAGGCCGCGAATGCCACCGAGGGCAAGCCCGAGTACACCAGCGGCGGCTCGGTGCTCTTCGTGCCCAGCACGCAGTACCTGGCGTTCGTGGACTACGCCAACAAGAAAATTCAGAACAGCGGCGACGCCGAGATCGACCGCATGTTTGGCGAGGTGATCGTGGACGGCATGGTCGTGGTTCACACGCCCTACCTGGACAACTTCACCGACGCCCCGATGTTCGCGATCAACACCCAGGAACTCTACGCCCGAATCCTTGGCCAGCGTCGCTTCAAGTGGCTGCCGGCCGAGCGAATCGGCACTGAGGTGTACAAGATGGAGTGCGTGACCTCGTACGCCATCCACAACCGGAATCCCCGCATTTCGGGTTTCCGCATCCACAAGAAGTACACTTCCTGAGTCAACTGAACGGATTCACTGAAACACACCGATCACGGAGGATCACATGGATTCTGCACATATTGCGACGATCAACAAGACCCCGATCACTTTCACGCGAAACGTCTACTTCAACGCGCCGAGCAACACCGACACCATCACGGAGGGCATGGCGCTTTGCTGGGACGTCACGGCTGCGGCCGTCAACCGCAACGTGTACGTCACCAAGCCCACGCTGCTGAACTCGTCGGAGTTCTGCGGCATTGTCGCTCCCGGCGTCCGCCAGACCGGGTCCGGCTGGGTTGAGGTTCTCATTGCCGACGGCGTTCTTGCGCGCGGCGTGAACGTCCACACCGACGAGTACGTTGTGAATGGCGACCTGCTTGGCGTCATTCCGGGTTCGTACGCCCTTGGCAAGTGCATTTTCGGCAATCCTGTTGCCGAGGCGATTGCTACGTACGACGGCAATACGACTCCCGGACTCGTTCCAACTCACTTCGGCCTGGTTGGCGCGGTGCTTGGGGCCGGCGACCTGGAGCGAAAGATTGTTCGATACTTCGACCACTTCATTGGCAATCGTTTCGCGAATTCGACCGCAGATACTGGCGGCAACTACCTGCTTAGCGGAACGAGCGCTGCGGCCACGTTTGCCGACAGCAGCACCGCAGCCGATCAGGCCACGGCGGCGCAGCGGGCAAATGGCGTGATGTCGCTTACCAGCAACAGCACCAACCAGGCCAACATCACGATCAACGGCGAGCCGTTCTCGATTGCTGGCGGCCAAAGCCTGTTCCTCCGTGCCAGGGTTGCGCAAACGCTTCCGGCCAGCCCGCAGATGTTCCTCGGCGTCGGAATTACTTCGACTTCTGCGCTCGGCACCGAGCCCTCCAACTACATGGCGTTCACCACGGGCGCCGCCGGTGCAATTACGTGGAAGTATCGCAAGGCCAGCGGCACCACGGTCACCAACACGCCTAGCGTCAGCATGGTTGCCAGCGAATACCGCGAACTTGCCTTTCTTGTTCGCAACAAGGCGGCACTTGGCGCCACTGGCTCGTTTGCTGCGTCGTACTTTATCGACGGCACGCAGTACACGCCGACGATTACCAACGCGTCCTTCCCCAACGCCGAATCGCTGACTTTCATTGCGGAATGCGTTGGTGGTGCAGCAATCACCGCCTCCCTCGATCGCATTGAGATCAACAACTACATCGGCTAATCCGTCCGGGACACCGGAACCACACAATTTCCACCATCCAGAAGGTCAGGCCGGCCCCTGGGTGGCTTTCAGATGAATGCCGACACCGGAAAGACATTCAAGACGCACCTAATCGACCTGGCCTCGTCGCTTGGCCTGGCGTCGCAGACATCTTCTGGTCTCGGTCTTCCAAGCGATGCGGTCACGCTGGATCAGTTGCGCCGAAAGTACAACGAGGGCTTGCAACTCATGGTGGCTGACCATCCGATTGGGTGGAACTGCCTTCGCCCTGTCGTTGACATCACCCTGACCACCGACACGACGGCTCCTCAGGTTTATCAGGGCGACATCAGCCAGTACCGGCTTCCGTGGTATGTCCAGGGCGATCCCCTGTACGGGTGGTCGTGGATTCGACCAAGCGGAACCCTCAACGGCGTCCTTGAGTCGAGAGATTGGGGAACCATCACGCGGCTGCTCAATGCCAATCGCGGCGCCGGCATTCCGCAGGTGATTGCAACCCGTGCGATGGTCGAGCACAATGCGGATGGCACCGACCAGGTGATCTGGATTGCCAAGGTACACCCCAGGCCAAACGAGACCTACATCGTTTCCGGCCTGTTCAACGTCACGGTGCAAGACTTGGTGCATGATTCTCAGAGGCACCCATTCGGCGCAATCCATGACATGGCGGTGCTGTCGGCGGCAAAGTGGGCGTGGGTCAAGGATGATTCCACGGACGCCAGGCGAGATCAGTGGGAAAAGGACTACATGATCCGCCTTGGCAAAGCCATTGAGATTGACAACATGGCTGGTCCAACCACCGGGCCAAGCATGCTTGAGGGTGCGGATACTCGCGAAATGTTCCGCAAGTTGCCGCGTACCATGTACATCAACGGATCTGTTCTTACCTAAACGATTCAAAGGAGTTGGATCATGTCGACCATCAATGGATTTGCCGGCGTTCCCTTTCGTCACGTTGCGCTTGCCCTGTCGGAGATGCCTGTCGGCAACTCGCGTCGGCAGGAGGTCGAAAGCGTCAGCCTGAACAACCTTCGCGATTCTGCTGGCCTGCTGCTCACGGGTGCAACCAACCCGAGCGTCGGCGTCACTTCCAATCAGATTCTTGCCACGTTCTCGACCGCCACGACCGTCGCCACCACGGTGTTCACGGTTCCGCGTTCGTACGACAACATCAAGAAGGCCAATGGCAAGGACCGCCGGCTGCTGATTCAGGTCATTGCCTACCTGAACGGCACGACGGATACCCCCACGCTTACCCTTACGGCCGTGGCGGCGCCTGGTGTTGGCGGGGCCGCTCGCACGGGGTACACGGCGACGGCGGTCAATACGACCGGCACCACTGCCACCGCGCACATCGTTTCCGGCACTACGCCACGGGCGTATGTCTTCAACCTCGGCGAATCGGTTGATGGAAACGGCGTCGCCCTCAAGCCGGGCGATGAGGTCACGCTGACGCTGACGTTTGGAGCCCACGGCAGCAACACCGTGATTGTCTCCAAGATCAGCGCGTGCGCCGACCTGGCCCCCAACTTCACCAACAAGGTGGCTCGCAATAGCCTTGAGGGCGACGAGCAGTATTGACGCGGAGGTAGGCCATGGCGGCACAGGACCCGAGGCCGCTCCGCCTGCCGTATCGCGGGGTCGGCGATCAAACGACGTTTACCGAGCAGCCGGGGGATATCTGTCCCCCGGCTCTCATGCGCAATGTGCTTCCCCGACGTATCGCCGGCGACAGTGGTCGCATCGGCATCGGCACGCGGTGGGGCACCACCAAGATGATTTCCCAGCAACTTGGCTCGGGAAAGCCGATTCAGGCAATGACAGTGGTTGAGCGGTCGGCCGGCGTCACCGGGTTGCAGCGTGGCGACGCTATTACCCCCGAAGGGGAGTCTCGTATTGCCGGGGCCCTGGCTGGCCATTGCTTCATCCTCGACTCGGCGGGGTCAATGCAGATTGGCCTTACGGACCCAGAGGCGCAGACGGCACTGGCTGCCGCCGTGGCGTGGCACCCCACCGACCGAAAGGTGTTTTTCGCCACGTATTTCACGGAAAGCGGCCGGGGAAAGACCGCCATCAACATGTACAACATGGTCGATGGTTCGAAGTGGCGAGCCGTGTGCCAAGACGCAACCGTTGACGTCTACGCCAATCAGATTGCCGCAAACGATCTTTATGTGTTTGTGGCGGCATCGTTCTGGGTGTGGGTGTTCAGGGTTTCCGACGGAGCGTTCCTCGCCAAGTACGACATCGATCAATGGGCCGGCGAGGTCATGTCTGTGGCCGTTCGGCCGGACGGATTCCTTGCTGTTTGCTTCTGGGGCACATCGCTGGCCGGGTACGGGATGGTCAATCAGCCATCCTTGGTCCGCGATCCATTTTCCGCCATGTTCAAGCGCTCGGGCGTGGCGTTGTTTGAGGTCACGACGAACGTGGCAAGCCCGCTGACCAGAGTCAGGTTTGGTCCGCAGTTGGCGTCCAACAACGCGTGGTACGAAAGCGATCATGCCTACTCGCGTTTTTCCGAGTACCTCAATCGCGCGCCTCGCGGATGCATTCCGTACGCCATGGCCGTCGGCCCGGATAACGAAGTCATTGTCGGAATGACGAATCAGGGCTGGGCGTGGGAAAACTACACCAGCGCATACAAGCCGGATGGGTCGGTCGGGTATACGTCGTTGTTGGGGCTTGACGCCGACGGCTACAAAGAGTTTGAGATCGACACGCAGTCGCGAAGGGTGCCATACCCCGGGCCTTGGGGTACGTGGTACAACGACATTCCGAGCCCGCAAATGACGGACTTGCCGGCCACCGGAACGCCCAAGCCGAGTGTCAACGCCGTGGCCGTGGACAACTACGGAGACATCTACGTTGCCGGGCAGCGAAACACGGTGTCTGGGTTCAATGTTCACAAGGTCAATTCGGGCGGCAACGGCATCGCCTGGAGTTTTGATGCGGGCTCGATGGTCGAGCAACACGCCATCGCAGTCGATCCGACGGACAACAACCTGTACGTGGCCGTCATGAAAAACAGTTCGTGGACCGGAGCGTCGGGAACCAGCACGATTCTGCTGAAACTGAATTCGACCACCGGCGCAGTGATGCTCAACTATCAGCCTGTTCCCGCCCCAACGTGGGGCGCCTGGGGGATTGCGGTCAATTCCCAGGGAGAAGTGGCGTTTACAACCGATAAGATTTGAGGATTTATGCTCACTATCGTCAAGCAAACGGTAAAGGCCATCGTTCATGCTACCGCGCTCACGATGATTGCCTGCGGCATCGTGATGATTGGCGTGGTTGTCCTGCTGTCCGGTTGTGGGCAAAAGGACATCGGCACCTCATTCAAATCCGACAAGAGCGGCCGGCCCGATCTGGTCAACCAAAGCCCGGTGACGCTCACCATCGAGGATGACGTCAAGAAGGGCGTCGCCAACGGTCCCGGGCCGGCCCGATTCACAAGCATCACCGCCGACGAGGTGCAGACCTTCCAAAGCGGCACAACGCCTCGCGACATGTTCGTGCAACTGCCGAGCGGCGCCAAGTTCAATCTCAGCAGCGGAACCGACATCAACGCCGAGGGCATTGAATTTGACCCCGCAACCGGCGGCTTCAAGATCAGCAAGTTTGGAACGTCCGCCAGCGAGCCTCTTCGTGCCGGAAACGAAGCCTATGACAGGCTGATCGTGTATTGGTCGGGGAGGGATCAGGCGAGCAAGGACGCCATCATTGCCGAACTCAAGGCAATTGAAGCCTCAACACCCGTTGTTGCCGGGTTGGTTGGCAACATGATTCAGTTGTTGTCTGGTATTCCATAAGGAGAACGCGCATGGACGCGCAGGATAAAGAAATGTCGACACTGATTGGCATTGCTCGTGAATCGCTTGTGATGCTGACGGTCGTGTTCATAGCCATCGTCGCATACTTCTTTTGGCTCAAGGTTCTCAAGCCCTTTATGGATCAACAAACGGCCATTGCCACGGCCAACGCCAATGCTTTGAATTCAATACACATGAGCGCGCAGGCCATTGCCATGGCCAACGCTTCGGCAGAGGCTCAGTCGAAGCACCTGGCCGAAGCGTCATCAAGTTTGCTTGAGGCCGCGCAAGAACTCAAGAAGAGGTCCTGATAATGGGCTGGACGAAAGGCACCGACGGGGTATATTCGAATTTCACCACGATTGGCAATCGTGTTGCATATTCGTCGAACGTGCCCCAGCCGGTGAACTTCTCCCAGTCCATCCAGTGTGCAACGACGGCGCACGAGATCAAACTGTTTGCGTTCTCCTCGTACGACGGAAGGTCGTGCTACGAAGCCGGCGTGTCTGGAAGCGACGTCGTCATTCGAAAGGTGCAGTACGGAACGACGTTCACCAACTTGGCCGGACCAAGTGCGCACGGAATCTCGTCCGGCGTTCCATTTTCAATGGAAATGAGGGTCGAAGACAGGACTATCAAACTGTACCTGAATGAATCGACCACTCCGATTTTGACATACACTATTGCCGCAAGCGGCGAATTCGTGTCGTATCGCGGATACGGGTTTGTGTGTCAGACGCCGGTCGGCAGCGAAAAGGTGCTTTCTTGGCGGGTGTGCGAACTGGTTCCGTCGATTTCGGTCCGCGAAAACATGCTCTGGATTGTTGGAGGTGGAACTGTGTACGTGTCGTTCGACGGAACGACCGCGCGAGAGGTTGCTCGCGGCGTATGCAAGGAAACCGGGGTTGTCTCGCTCAAGGAGTACCGCCAGAAGTTGTACTTGGTGGACGGCGCCAAGGCAAAGGTCATTGACCCTGTCAACTTCACGGTGTCTGACTGGACTGCGACAAGCGGGGCGCTTCCGGGATACACCACTGCCGGCACCAGCAACATGTACGCTATGGAGCCCCATTGGGGTCGCATAATGGGAGTTTCCTCCAGCGACCCGGCCAACGTCAGCGCGTCGGCGTTGAACGACGCTCTGAACTGGGACACGGGTGCTGACGATTCCGGGCGAGCCTTTACCTTTGTCACGGCTCGCGTCAACATGAGCGGACAGACGATTCGCGGCCTGCTGTCGGCCTCGTCCAATCGGTTGCTCATTGGTTGTGCATCAAGCATGTGGCAGTTGATGGGCGATCCGTCGCGAGGACAGGTCCAACTCGATCAGCGTTCGACAAACGTCGGCATCAGCGGTCAAAACTCCATGGTCTTGACGGACGACGACGTCGTCGTGTTTCATGGGCCCATGGGGTTCTACCGAATGGTGCAGGGGTCGACCCCGCAGCCCATTTCCTCGTCGGTGCTGTACCAGTACATCCAGTTTCCGCCTTCCGAGCGGCCCCTGTACACCGTGACCGTCATTCGCGATCCGACCCGCAAGGGCGTGCTGATCTGCATGACAAAGGACAGTGATTCGATTCACCTTTGGTACGACGAATTGATTGGCGGGTGGGGAGAGAATCCTGGCGGCTTCTTCCCGATCTCGTTTCCGGCGTCGCACAACCCAACATGCGCGGCGTACTACGACGGCCAGTTGTTGCTTGGGTGCTCGGATGGATACGTGAGGAAGTGTGACGATTCATCCGCGACGGACGACGGGACTGCCATTGAGTCCAGGGTTTACCTGGAGCGGGTAGATGCCGCGTATCCAAGAGAAATGGACACAACGCTGGAGCGCCTGTATGTCACCATGATCGCGGATTCGGCGCCCGTCAATGTCAGGGTCTGGAGAGGTCAAAGCCCGCAGCAGGTGTATTCGACCGTCAGCAGGTCGATGGCGTATTCCACCGAAATGTCATTCGGGTCGCCGGCAATGGCTATGCGGGTAAGGGCGCCGTCGGTTGCCGTCGAGTTGTACGCTAGTTCTGGAAGATGGGCTATTGAAGAGGTCGAAGTAAAGGCGTTTGCAACCATGATGGCCAGTAGACACTCGTACGTAGCCGTTCCGGACCCGCCGACATCGACAGTCCCTACCGGCGCTGGTACTGGACCGCCAGCCATTCCTCCGTTTGACAACGGACCTGGAGGAGGAACGGGCACGTCGCCAACAACTGGCCCGACCGGCCCCATCATTGTCGTACAGCCCGGCTCTTCGGTAAGCGCGGGGGTTGGCCCGGTGGAGTCGTGACATGGCATTCCGCGATCAACGGGTATTCCAATCCGACGTTAGGGAAACGAGCCGTGACGTTCGGCACGCCTTTGGCGACGTAGCCGCGTTCATTGACAACCCGATCGCCAGCGTCAAGTTCTCGCCGGAGGTCGACACGCTTTCGCCAAGAACCGTGACCATCACGGTTCGCGATCGATTGGATGTCCCGTGGAGGGCCAGATGGGTGCTCCTGGTGTGCATCTCTTCGTCGGAATACTCGTCGTCAAACACGCAGGGCGTGGCGATGCTGACCGGCAACTTGGTGATGCAGTCGGCGAACAAGGAAACCCTGACGATCATCACGCAGGCGGACGGAACCTGCTCGTTTGAAATCTACTCGCCGTCAACGACCAGGTACGTCACATGCACGGTGCTTGGGCGGGCCCAGACCACCGCCGTCACGCTGACCTCGGAAGACATTCCCAGGCCGGCACCGGACTCGATTGGCTACTACGGCGTTTTCACCGACACGACTGACCAAACCATCGGCAACGCCACGCCAACGGCCATCACATACAACACGACGGAAGAGGCTGCCGGCGTCAGTATTGGTTCTCCGACATCAAGAGTTGTGTGTGCAAACGCCGGCGTATACAACTTTCAATTCAGTGCCCAACTTCGGCATTCCGCCGGTGGGTCCGAAGTGGTGTCGATTTGGTTCCGGAAAAACGGCAGCGATGTCGTCAGGAGCAATACGGAATATGAAATTGCCGGCAACAACGCCGGCTACGTAGCCGCGTGGAACTTTGTGGCAACCATGGCGGCTGGCGACTACTTTGAAATCATGATGTCGGCAACCGATACCGATATCAGGCTCGATTACGAGGCGGCACAAACGTCTCCGACCAGGCCGGTGACGCCGTCCATCATCTTGACCGTTACGCAGGTTGTGTTTCAGTCAATCGGCGGCATTGGCGGCGGGGGCGGATCTTCCACGTTTATCGGGTTGACGGACGTACCATCTACGTATTCTGGCCAGGCCAACAAGTACGTAGCGGTCAACGGGGCGGAGACGGCGCTTGAGTTCGTGACTGGTTCCGGAGTGATCTCCAACCTCGATGGCGGTCATCCTGATACCAACTATGGCGGTATTACCGCAATCGATTGTGGAGGAGTCGTCTGAATGGCTGTGCAAATTCAATATCGGCGAGGATTGGCGGCCGATTGGACGACACACGACCCGGTGTTGGCGCTGGGCGAGCCTGGGTACGAAACCGACACCGGGAAGTTCAAGGTTGGCGACGGATCCGCCGTGTGGAGCGCGTTGCCTTACAGCAGCGGTCCTGCTGGTCCGACCGGACCGACTGGAGCCACGGGTCCGACGGGAGCGACAGGGCCAACAGGTGCT